AGAACACAACAAGAGTGGTTTGCACACCACGAATAGCGTAGGTCCCGCCTCGAAAACGGGCGCCGAAAAACAAACTGCATCGGAGCGTAGAGCCAAATTAGTGAAAAAATAAGATTAAACGTTTTCACTTTCAAGCTGCTAGGGATAATGGATACTAATTGGGCTACTGATTACATCAACAAACGCATCAGTCAACGTAACACACGTGACAACAATGAACCACGTCCCGAGACGAAATCATCAATTGCTAATGCGGGGACGGCCAACCCGCAATCTTTCCTCACATCAACCACAACAGTTCACCATCCCTCACAGAGTTCCAGTTCTTTTTCTTCTTTTTCTTCTTCCACATACGATGGTCCGCGTCCTAGTGACCATGCGCGTTCTCTTGTCAGCTCGGCTGGCTCAGAATCGGCGCCCAAGGTAAGTTACAAATCAATGCTTAACCTTATCGTCCAGGCTAATAAGCTTCAACATCCTCGATTTCAGGTCGCCAGCGTTGAAGGACCAGCACACGCCCCTCTCATCACTGTTGTCTGTCAAGTGGCGGTTGATGATACCACTCAACAGTTCGCTGGCTATGGTAACTCCAAGAAGGAGGCTGAAAATGAGGCCGCCTACCAGGCTTACCTCTGGATCAACAGAGCTTCAAATGGCCGGTTTGCATTACGTGCCAACGCAGCCGCCGCGCTCATCGAGCTTGACAGGTCTGCTGACATGGCTACTTTCTATTCTGAGCAACAACCCAAGCTAGGCGATACCGCTGCGATGGTCCTTGATTCTCCCTTGCTCCGACCACTTCACACCGGTCTAACTACTGATCCCCGGACCATACCTGCCACACCACACTTGAAGACAATGTGGGGTGCAGCTATCGTCATTGTCGTGAACGGGACCCACTTCATGCTTATTTCTGAGCACCGTGGAAAGGGGCTATCATTGCTTGGTGGCGGTGGCCGCAAGACTGAAACAGCCAGAGAGTGTGTACACCGGGAGTGCATGGAGGAGATTGGTTTTAACTTTGACCTACGCGGTGAACCCAACGTTTCATCTGGTGTCGATGTTGATACTTTGTACTCATGTCATTACTGGGTACTTTCGATGCCGCGTTTGCCGACAATGAAGTTGGACAAATATGCCACAGTCACCCTCGTCCCTATCGCCGGTCTCATGGAAAATCCGCTCGTGGTACACTACGTTAAGCGCGTCGTCAACGACGCCTTTTCTAAAGGCCTTTTCAATGACTGTATTCCTGAGATTGTCAAGACCGAGTATGTCAGGAACTTGCTCCGCGAGTGTGTTGAGAGTCACCCTGGCCCATCTGATCCTTCCCGACGGTATGGCTCGATAACTCGTGACATGATATTGTCATCAGACTCCTTCGCCACTCATGATCCAAATCAGCTGTACAGACCCAGTGATGGAGACATCAACGTCGGCCAAGTCGTTGTACTACGTGGTAACTGGTCGCCCGGTGTCATCACCGTTGACACGTTCGACTTACGCAGTTGGGCTATTATGTGCGCCGTGATGTCATCAAATGACGTGAACGACATGATGCGCGACGATGATAAGCTGTTGCTTGTTCGTGCTGGTGTCGAACAGAACCCTGGCCCAGCTTGGCGCAAGGTAGCTGATAAGCTTGGTAGCAAGAACAAGTACAGTGATCGAGCCGAAGCCCTACTCATTTCCGTGCCAAACCTGCTCAGTTCGACTGTTGGTGAGGCGCTTGTTCAGACTGTCCTTCATCTGATCCGGTCTGACAACGGCTTTTATGTTATCGCTGATGCTATCGAGAGTGTTGTCGAAGCCTACCCCGACGCTTCCGCAAAGCTACTGCGCTCAGGTTGGAGTCCGACTGATCCAGCTGACGTGACGCTTGAGAAGGTTAACGACGCCAAGAAAGGTCAGAAGAGTACAGCAGTTCAAGGTGCTAAATCGACCCGTGCGCAGAATGGCTCACGTGAGGAAAAAGCTCATCGTGCTCTTAACGACGCATCCTCACGCAAGGCTGAGGTTCTTATGCGTGAGAAGGATCCTGGGTATGCTTACTGGGAGTGGGCAATGAACTCGATGAACGACGAGCAGTTCAAGATCGCCGTCGCTGAACAGATTGTTGACAGGCATAAGGATCTGTCTGATCCAGCTCGAGTTTGGCTATCATCTCAACACGCCAACCCCTTGCTGCGTGTCGCCAAGCTTGCTCCGCTACTGCTCAATACGAGTGTGTCTGGTCAGAAGCGTATGCATGACTTCTGGTCATCAGTTGGCCACCCTGATACGCTACCACAAGTATCCCCCATCGACCTCATCCCTTCCGTTCAGACCGATGAAGTCGTCAATGCTGCTCCACCACCGAGTCCAGTCCCACTAGGTGCACCAACTGCGACAGTTGTTATCAACGACAAGGCCTCTGTTATACCTGTCTCCTTCGCCCCAGAGGTTTCAGACACACACATCAGGAGTATCTTCGGTGCTGTCTTCAAGAAGTTAGCTGGTAACCCGAACCCTTTTAAGGTTGACCTCACGGTTGATGGGGATGTCGCGAAGAACCCTGGTCCCGACATAGCTCCGACTGTGCCTGGTGTCCAGCTTGTCCAGCGTGTTGCTGCTACTACACCTAATCCTACGGCCTTTCTCGGGTCCGAAGCCGGGAAAACTGCTCAGAATGTACTCTCACTGGCAGGCTCAAAGTCCACGGACCCTGTTCTTAACTTTCTGTCCCACTCACCGCTCGGTGACATCGCGTCACGCGCGTCCGAGGCTGCAACCGACATTGGTAAACTCGTTGCTCATCCCAACCCCCACAATGTCCTCGACGTCGTCAAAGACGCTGCTATGTTCACCCCCGCTGGTGGTGTGTACTCCATGGCTCGCGAAGGAGTCGAGGCTGCACTGGGCAAACTTGGCTACACAGTACCTGGCATTGTCGATAAGTTGAGAGAGCATTTACCTGCGAATGTTATTGACACGATCTTTGGTTCGAAGACTTCTGAAACTATACAGCCAGACAAGACGGCTGCTTCGCTGCACTTCACACCCGTGGCTGCCCAAACTTCTCCGCACGATGATTTCCTGTCCAATAAGCATGATTCAAAAACCAGCCTGCCTTCGTCCGAAATAAGGAGGATGTTATTGTCAGATGACCCCATCGACCGTGCTGCCGCTTTTGCCGTGCTTACCAAGGATCTCGAGTCCACGCCTGAGGTCAAACTGATAGGTGATGCCGCCAAGTTTGTCGGCTTTGAAAACACCGGGCCTGGGCTAACTGGAGGGGAGACTGACTTTAAAGGTATCACAGCACCCAAACTCGCTGAGTTGTTAAGGAAGATACCTTCTGATCGAACCGAACGGATTACGCAGAAACACGACCTCGCGTACCTAGCCGCGCGTACAATCAAGGATCTCGACGACGCTGATGATGTTGCCATTGACGAGTTGCAATATGGTGGCCCTACGGCCCGCGCAGCTGCAAGGCTCCTGGCAGCTAACAAGCTCAAGCGCTCGATAACTGGGAAGTCACCAAACCTGACGCGAGATTCTTATAAACGTGACCTTGCGCGTGAGGGTGTTGAGGAGAACCCTGGCCCAAAGATCACTCCCGCAATTGTCAAGGCATTACATGAAGCTGCGAACAAGATAAACTCCAAGGCCAACGTCTTTAACGGTACATGGTACGCTGACCTTATGGCGTCCATTAGGCAGTCCATAATTAACACCACCGGCCTTTGTGACGCACCCCTTCCTGTTTATGGTTTCCACGAGATCTCTATCCCAAACGCCGCATGGGCTGCAATGGTTAACAACCTCGGTATTGCAAACTCCCCCGAACGGCAACGCCTGTTGACGATGACACCAAATAAAGAGATGCGACCTGCAACGTACCAGAGTGAGATGTCCTACACAGGCGACATGATCACGATGACAGCCCGCTTCGCGGCATTGATAGCGTCGGTAGATTCTGAACTCACCGGTTTCACCCGCATACGTGCTGACAACATTCTTGTACACCTCGGCAACGAGGCTGCCGTCGCCAACTCTGCTGCAGGCACCATGACATCACTCCGCTTCTGTAACGTCGCACCCCTCGTTCGCGGCTTCTTACTCGCAATGTGTCGGATGCCTGGCGCAGCAACTGATGGTAACTTCCTCACTGGCAACAATCTTCGGTGCAACTTCGATGTCTACGCGAATGGTCCGCTTGTGCCACGGCTCCAGGGAGCCAATCGTATGTATTGGCCGTACTCTGAGGCGCAACTCGCACAACCTGCTGCGCCGGCGGTCCACGCCATGTGGTGTTCGGCTGAGGAACTCGCCTCCTTCCTCTCTGGGTCGAGCGACCTTAGCTGGAATTGGCCTGGCGGTGTATCGCCCCTCGAGCTTGGGAAGACCATCGCGGTCGTGCCTATCAACGATCGTGGTAACACTGCTGATAACGCGATACGTCCCCTGATGCACCTACAGCATCCGTTCACTGCTATGTGTTGTCCCTCTGAGTACTACCTGTTGCGTGCTAATGGTTGGGCAGACCGTCTCGATGCCAACCAGCCCGATGAGACTAATGCTGCTGCCTCAGGCACCCCTTTCTATGCTGAAGGTGTTGTGCTGGGCCCTAAACTGCGCGTCCTATACGTCGTGTCAGACCTTCCAGACAGGAACGTGCCAGCTGGTGGTGGAAATGTCCGGCTGCGTATCGGCCTCGTTAACGTACAGACGTTAGTCGACAATAACAATGTCTTTATCAACGGGGCGGCTACTGTTGACATTGCCCCTTCGCTCGAAGCAGTCTGGACGAATCCTACTTACACATGCTTCGCCATCACCGAGTGCGTCAACCGCTACGCTTCAACGTACTGTACGCAAGCAGCTTACGATTGCGCTGTTGACAATGTCCTTCCGCTCTATTCCTACCGCATGCGGCCGCTGGCCATGCTCCACGTGGACAACGGTGCCGATGTCACACATGACTTTCTTTGGTCTACACCTGCCCCGGCCGAACGGCCACCGTACGCTGTCGTCTACTCCGAAGCCGCTTACAACGCCTCACTCAACCAGACTGGCGAGTTCCTGCCAGTCGGCCTTTGGACTGATGGTGTTGGTGATGCTGGTGGCAAGACGGAATGGGAGATACAAGAAGCACCACCGTCGGCGCTAATCATGCTTGCGATGCAATTAGCCGTGTACACAACGCCCAAGGCTCGCAACTTCGTCGCCATTGGAGACGGGCTCCTGCAGCGCATATGCCTACGTGCACTCGCCTACGCTGCCAGCGCCGATATGCGCGCTGAAGGCTTGTCCAAGACACTATTCTACACGCAACCACTCTCAGCTGCTTCTGACTACGGATCGGCTGAACGTAAGGATAACGTCCTCGCCGCTCTCCAGATCTTAAGTGAAGGTTGCTCAACGGTTGCTATTCAGCCAAATGTGAACCGCTCTCAATTTGAGTCTTGGAATCCACCGATCAATATGAACCGTGCTGATGCACCGTGGTCAGCTTTGGCATTCGTCCCTTACCAAAGCGCTGCATACGCCGGTGAGGGTGATGAATTTGTGCCCAGCGCAGCAAGAGGAGTCCAGCTCGATATTGATGAGTGTAAGTCTTTGCCATCAAAGAAAGCGATACAAGCTCGACCCAATGGTACCATCGAGTTTGTTTATATGAACGACGACGCATTAAAGAACGTCTTCCCGACTGGTTTCGAACGTCTTCAGTTCGTCCGCCCCACTCAGCTTGTCGCCGCAGGCGTTGAGTTAGGTTTCTGTACCAAGGGTGGCAATCAGATCGCTGGTGTCTTCGTCGCCTTCGCCATTGTCAACAGAGCCGCGTTTGCAATGAGGTGGATGGTTACTGCACTCACAAACCAGCCTACCGGCTTGCAGCTCACCGAGGACATGATGGCTGGATCCTGGCTACCCGCTATCGTTGAGAACGTACTAACGAACGAAATCAACATGCTCAGTATGTTCGTTGGACTAAACGAGAGGGACATCTTTCTTACGTTCAGACCGAATACCTTGACTTATCAGACTACAGCCGCTTATGCCACATCGAATTCGTTCAATGCACCGCTCAACGTCTATAACTCACTCATCGCGAAGACTTTCGCCAAGCGCTCCCTCGAATACGGAGCCGCCGGTTCAGACAGCGAAGATAAATTCGCTGCTACTCAGTCCAGCTTACCCATGCAGAGCCAACAGGTTGCCTCTGAAGCTGTTGCCCTCGATCAGAAATAGGTGTTGCGAGCAAGTTCTCGTTGCCCTTCGGGCCTACCAGCTCGTCGGGCGCACTGCGAAAGCAGTTCCCTGAACTCTTTCGCGTTATGACGCCTGCTCCGAAACTTGAGCAGGCTGACGATCTATTTGTACCCGCAGATGCCTTAGAGGTTGAAGACTTCGAAAAGCGACTGCGCTACCGCGGAAAACTCGATCCCGTCCAGGCCTCCGAACCAGTGTTGGCGTACAACTGGGGTCTCTATAGACGTTTTCTTCGTCGTACTGGCCGTACACGACTCATCAATGAGTTCAACCTGGATGATGCCTTCCGGGCTAAGAACTGGAAAGAGTATTTGGGCTGGGTCTCTGACAAGGCCAAAAAGGAGCAGAGGCGCTTCAGCCTGAGCTGGCGTTATCTTGTCGACATGACTACGTTTGGTGGTTATCAGATTGCCGATGAATCCGACTTTATTCAAGATGTTCGCGACTGGGTCTCCAAGCATCACCCGCACACCGTCGACGGTAGTGAAGATACTTTCTTGTCCATGTTCGAGGACGAAATGCGCGATTGGGTTAACAATGCTATCAAGCCAACCACAGTCTCACTTACTATTGAAGACTACGCCAACGATCCATCGATCTGGGCACGTGCAGGCAGCTCGTTCGACCTGCTCGGGCACCGGCTTATGGTCGAGACGAACGGTCACGCTTACAAGGCCAAGAAGACTAAGTGGAATACGGCGCTGAAAGACGCCCCTGAGGTTACAGTCAGGCGTATTCGCACATACTCTCGGCAGGCCGCAAAAGCCGCGGTAAAACGTGAACTCAAAAAGGCTCGTGCGATCGTCAGCTCTGACCTGGACACATACCTCAAGCAAGACTACGTCTCTCGAGCCTGGCTGGACGCCGCCCTGCGTGGTAACCCTGACTCAACGTTGTTCATGACTACTGAGCAGCTCACCGACATGTGGAAGCGCTTCATGTCCCCTGGGATCGCTATGCCACTTGACCAGAGCCAGTTCGACCATGAGGTCAACCTGCCGATGATAATGATCGTGCTCCAACAACTACAACGGCGCGCACGCGAGACACTTTTCGGTAGTGCACGCGACGATGTCCTCTCAACGCTCGAGCGTATCATGTACGCATTTCAAGGTGGTTTTGTCGATGTTTTTGGTATCCGCATTGCCATCAAGAACGGCATCTTGTCAGGTTGGAAATGGACCGCCTTACTCGACACGATCATTAATATCATCGAGATGCGTGTAGCGAGACGGCTTGTTATGCGCGAGTGGGGGCAGCAGCACGACCCTGTTGACTGGTTTAATGCCCAAGGTGACGACGACCTTATACGCTCTAAACGTGTATCGTACTGCGTGGCACTCTATCTTGCCTATGTTCATATGCAGTTTAAAATTAACCCTGCAAAGTTCTTTATTTCAACATCCTCCGATGAGTACCTGCGGCGCGTGGCCGATCTGGAGCAACGGGCGATGTTGGGTTACCCTGCGCGCTCGGTCAATAGCATTACGAACAGAAATCCAATTAGTGAGCATGACCGTCCCGGTTTTGAGCGGATGAATGACACACTCACGAGATGGAACACCTTCGCCTCGCGTCTTGGCCTTGACAGCGTACCACCTGAGGCAATCGACGATATCGCGAAAAGCTCAGAGATGTCAAACGAAGAGGTGCTGCTCTGGTTGAGGACGCCACTACAGCTCGGTGGTGGGGGTATCAACGTACTACCTGGACTCGGGTTAGGTGTAACTAGTAATGTACGCACTATGCCTACGCTTAAACTGCTGAACGCACGTGGTCTTGATAAGATCATTTCTAACGCAAAGCACTTCGGAATGGACGTTGATATTCACAACACACAAAAGTGGCTACAAAGTGTCGTGTCACTCCAGCCCAAGGTGTATGCTCGGCTTGCCGAATGGCAAGAGCCCGAAACTTTTCCAGTTGTCTTCACACCCGTTAAGTTCGAGACTATCGGGACGTACACGCCACCCAGACAACCTGAGGCTTGGACACGCGCCTTTACTATTGCACCGACAAACCGTAACGCGAAAACTGCACCGATTAAGCCTAATGTTGGTGTACCATTGTGGTGGTGGATTGATAGGACAACTGTCTCGGGACCTACCGCCTCATTCCGTGTCTTCGGACGCAATTGGGAATGGCTTGGACAATACGCCATGCTCAAACAAGGGCTACTCGACCGCTGGTTTTTTACAAGACGTGCTGGCGACAAAGATCTTTGGAACCTTGCCAACGCAACAATGGCCAGTGCACTTGCCGAATCAGACGTTTGGAAAGAGTATGACGTCCGTGTATAATCACAACGTCGTAGCACCAATCTTCCCTGTTCTTCTTCTTCTTTTCTTCTTCTTCTTCTTCTTTTGTAATATATAATATAGACATGTAATATATATACGTATATATGGATGTGGTCTGTGAAAAATACGCGCAGCGTTACCACCAGCACAGTGAAAGGCCCCTTGTGGAAGTCCACACAAGGGTATTGGCCGCCTCCCGTTTGCTCGTTATCCTCACTATGTG